TAAGTTCAAACTCTTGATTAATTTCAAAACTCGTAAAATAATTTTTCTGAATTTTGTCCTCTATGTTTGTGTCCCTTGAAGCTTTTTGCTTCTTAGGTTCACGTTTTGTTCTTGCCATAACGTGTAATTATTTAGTATTTTTTCTGTTGTTATCGTTTAATAATATTGTTGTATATTTAAGAGCTATATAGATTAAATACATTATAATCAGTTGATATATTTTTGTATTATTATATAATACAGTAATGAATGTAGAGCTTGTATCTTATACCCAACCTGTTAAGAGATTAGTAGATAAAGGAATTAATAATGCGGATGATCTCGTAGCATATATTGCCCGGGTTTCTAATCCAAGTAATCAGTTTAACACCCTTACAGCTCCTAAACTTATTAAATACTTAACTAAACATAGACATTGGTCTCCCTTCGAGATGACTGATATGTGTGTAGAGATCAAGACTTCAAGAGCAATTGCAGCACAGATATTAAGACATAGATCATTCTCGTTTCAAGAGTTCAGTCAACGGTATAGTAATGTTAATACGTTTGAAGATATTGAATGGCGACTACAAGGTAAAACTAATAGACAAGTTGGGGATGAGTCTGTTGAGATAGATAAACAGCTAGAAAGTTCAATTAGTTTACATCTTGACAATAGCTTATTGTTGTATGATGAATTACTCGCGCAGGGGGTAGCTAAAGAATGTGCTCGTAATATATTACCACTAACTACTGAGACTACTATGTATATGAAAGGTTCTTTTAGATCTTGGATTCATTATATCGATTTAAGAACTTGTGAAGATACTCAAAAAGAGCATAGAGATATTGCATTGAAATGTAAGGAAATATTTGTAAATACTTTTCCTAAGACCGGTGAAGCCCTACAGTGGGGATGAAGGTTGTTTTATATTATAATGAAAATTCTAATTAGTTGTCTTAGCTTTAGGAATTATACTGGTTCTGAATTATATTTTTACGAACTCGCGACTGAGTTAACTAATCAAGGTCACGAGATACATATATATTCTCGTTTTACTGATACCCCATTAACGACTAAATGCAAAAATATAATCTTCGATACAAAAGAAACTTTATTAACTCAAACTTTCGATAAAGTTATATTTTCTCATGGTACTGTTTTGTGGGATGATATAAAAGATATTAAAACCCAAGAATTTGTTAATGTTTTACATTCTGAAGTGCTAGATTTAGAAAAGCCTATTATCGATAATAAGATTAGTAGGTATGTAGGTATAAGACCCTCTATTATTGAATCAGTTAATGTAAAGTGTGATTTAATTTATAATCCGTTTGACTTTAATAGATTTAACCCGCAAGATTGTCTAAAAAGTAAAGATATCAAGGAAAAAATAGTTTTATTTCCCGGTAGTATTGATTATTTGAGATATAAACCAGTACAGTATCTGTTAAATTTATCCACCAAACAAAAATTCAAAGTTCTACATGTAGGTCGCATGGACTATAATATCACACACCCTAATTTTATTTCTAAAGAACCAGTATGGGAGATAGAGAAATACTACAAGCAGTGTGATATTGTGTCAGGTATATTTTTAGGTCGTACTTCTATAGAAGGTTTACTTGCAGGTAAACAGGTGTTCCAGTTTGATGTTGATAAGAATGGAGACATTAAAAAGGTGTATTGGCATAAAGAAGACAACTTAAATAAGTTTAATAGACATACAGTAGTAAATCAGTTTATAACCACACAAAAATTTAGTTGACTTTAGATTTTTATATCTTAAAATAAAATAATGTTAAATCTAGAGGGTATAGAAAATAAATTTAAAGATGTTTATAGCAGTGAATCATTTGAGCAGATTCAGACTCTTTTTAATGAGCGACAAAACATTGTTGTACTGGGTAACGGTGGTAATTACGCAGTAGCTCAACACGGAGCCGCTGATTGTTCAAGATTAACAACTAAAAATGTTATTAGTCTCGATAGCCCTACATATCTTACATCAATAGCTAATGATAATGGATATGAACAATTATTTGTTAAATGGTTGGAGACATTATATAATAAAAAAATAATTAATAAGGATAATTCCTTTATTATTGGTTTATCATCTACAGGTACATCAAAAAACATATGCTCAGCACTTAATTGGTCAGTCAAAAATAAAATACCATGTAGTATTATTACAGGTCAACCTTCAGTTAATTTGAGACATGCGGATAGACCCCCGTTTGATAAAGATGTTATTGAATGTATTCTTGAAACTGAACATTTTCATACTGCAGAAATATTAAGTTTAATACTTTTTTACCAGTTAGTAGAGGGCGCTGGTGAATGCTGCCCGTTAATTGACGAAGAAAAGGCTCGTCGTGCTGAATTAAATTGTAATTTTGATAATTTAAATCCGTATATTGAAGAATAAGATATGACTGATCTCATCCAAATTTCTACCTTTTCTGAATTTGTATTAAACTATTTCGACCAGGTATATGTTATAAATTTAGATAGTAGACCTGACCGGCTGCAACAAGTTAATGAACTTTTATCTCAATATAAAATTAACTATAAACGAATATCTGGTATTTTTTTAAAAGATAAGTATATAGATGTAATTAATAATAAAACTAATACATCGAGTCTCGGTATCTTGGGTTGTATATTAAGCCATGTTAAATGTTGTCAAGACGCGCTAGATAATAACTATAATAGAATTCTAGTATTAGAGGATGATATTACGTTTATAGAGAATCACATTAATATTATTAATTTTCAGAAACTATATAATGAAATACAAACTATAGATTGGAATATATTCTATTTAGGCGCTACATTTAATAGTAAACTAATTCCATTAACCCCTCACATAGATAAACCCTCTGGTGAGGTCTGGGCTACTCAAAGTATAGGATATAATAAAAATACTATAATGGAAATTACCAGTAAGATACCTAGTGACCCAGATTATTATATGGTACAAAATAGACTCGAAGGTTTATTCCCTATAGATGTTATATATGATCGGAGTTTCAAAAAAAATCGGGTTGTTGTTAACCCTATTGTATGCGTACAAAATACATCCGCTAGTGATATAGTACCAGCAGAATTAATGATGAATAATACTGAATACCAACTAAGTAGGTGGCGTCAGAATAAATCTATATGAATAAATCTAAATGGTATGGGGACTTAAAAGATAATATTATTAATATTAAACACACTGACTCTGTTATTAAATGGAGTTCTGCATCTCCTTCCCCTGAAGCGCACTTCCAAGACCCGAGAATGAAAGCGTTAAACATTACTTCATATGAGGATTTTAAACGCAATGAAGATTTAGCGAAGTTAATAGAGGGTAAAACTATTGCTTATGTATGTTCATCTCCTCATGTAAAGGACCAGGGGACTGTTATTGATTCTTTTGATTTAGTAGCTCGAGTCAACCAGAACTTCCCGTTACCTAAAGAATTATATAAAGATAGAGGTAGCCGTATAGATATACAAGTTAATTGTTGTAATAGACCAAAGCGTAGAGCAATGACAGATAATATAAATTTTATAAAAACAATGAAATTTATATTATGTCCCATGGTAACTGTATGGGAGCTGGGAGAGACAGATGATTTTCTTAAAAATACTAATGTACCATACGAAAATATATCTGATGGTTATTTATTTAAAATTTTTAAAGAGATAGGAACTATATGTAATACTGGTTTATTAGGTATAATAGCTTTACTTAACTACGATATAAAACTATATGTTACTGGTATGACGTTTTTTAATATGAACAATTTTGGTAGTATATATTATGATCAATATCACGATCACCAATCCTCTTATGGTCAATTCAGTCAAACCTCGCAAAAGCACCCTATACCCTCGGAATTGAGAATGGATATTCATAATAATTTATATCAAATAGAATTTTTTAAGAAAATTGTTAAAGAACACTACCCTCATAAACTATTATTAGATAATTATTTGATAGAAAACTTTGTAGATAAATAATATGAAAAGAAATATTTGTATGATACCAGCTCGTGCTGGTAGTAAACGAATTAAAAATAAAAATATTCGCGAATTAAACGGAAAGCCGTTAATTGGTTATGTAATAGAGGCTTGTATTAAGGCTAATTGTTTTGATGAGATTTATGTAAACTCTGAATCAGAATTAATTGGAGAGATTGCAAGTTCTTATAATATAAATTATTATAAAAGGCCTTCTTCTTTATCTACCGATAAATCTACTAACGATGAATTCGTCTTAGATTTTATCGAAAAAAATAATTTAGAAGATTGTAATATTATTCAAATACTACCTACTTCACCATTTTTGACATCTATAGAAATTACAGAATTTGTTAGAGCATTTACTACATGCCATAAAAATGATATATCATATACGACGTTAGTATCTGTTGTAGAAAACAAAATTGAGTGTCTATATCAAAATGACCCTATAAATTTTGATCGCTTGCAGCCTACCCAACCATCTCAACAACTAAATTCAATATTATCATATGCATGCGCTTTAATGGCGTGGTCTGCGGATAACTATTTGCATAATATTAAAGTTTTTAGTAGTGGTTATCATGGAGGAGACCCTAAAGACAGTAAAACATCTATTGGTACTTATAAATTGACAGGATTATCGTGTATTGATATAGACAATGAATCTGATTTCCAGCTTGCAGAGGCTATTATGAGAAGTAACCATAATACAAATCAATTTAAACCCAAGTATTATAAATCTCAAGATAAAGAACGAATCGAAGATGACGTACCTAGTATTTTAGTTAAAGATGGGGTACCTAATAATGACTTACATGATTGTAATAAAGATGTTGTTAAAATTAACGACATTCTCGACTCAAAAAAAGAATTTAAATCATGGAGTAAGAGGATTATAAACACAGATAGTAATAGTGCTACTTTAATACAGCAACTACCTGGGGAAGGTAATAGAAGACATTATCATCCTAACTGGAATGAGTGGTGGTATATTGTCGATGGTCAGTGGGAGTGGGAAGTAGAGGGGGAAATAAAAGTAGTAAATAAAGGAGACATTGTTTTAATTGAGAAAAATAAGAGACATAAAATAACCGCTATAGGAGATAAACCCGCTATCCGTTTAGCAGTAAGTAGAGAAGATGTTCCACATATATATGAAAATTAATTTTAAAAATAAAAATATTCTCATTACTGGTGGCTCTAGAGGTATAGGTAAAGAACTTGTCAATACATTTACAGATTTAGAAGGCAGAAAATATGCAGCAATAGGTACATCTAAACTATTATTAATTTATTATGGTGGTGAGTATTTTGACATAACACCGTTAGCTACAGCTTTAACTGCAGCTACGTTTACAA